AATTGAGGCTATCGAAGCCGCGACCGGCCTGGGTCAATTTGATATTGTCTTTGCCAATGCCATCGTTAATCACGTCAATGGTTATGCGCCCTGGCTTGCCGGGCTAGTGAAGCCGGGCGGCCTGCTGTACTTCGAGGGCCATGGCAAGGTGGAGCGGGGCATTTATACCGCCGGGCTTGAGCGGGATTTTGGCGAGGTGACTAAGCTGGGCGAGACGACGGACAACTACCAGAGGGAGGTGTTTCGATGCCGAAAACGGACATCAAGATCACAGTAGAAGTCGAGCCGATTGTAAAACTTTATTGCAATGCAGTTGAGTGCCGTTTTAATTTGTATAACGGTTCGCCAAATCTCAATGTGTGCAACTTGAAATACATTCTCCTTGGGGAGACCGGTAAATGCAAAGCATATGAGCCGGAGCCGGAAGATGCTTGAAGACGCAGTAAAAAAACTCGCGGTTTTGACACGCGGCTCAACCTTACTCATTGGGCTTCCGCCAGGTATGGGGGAGATTATAAATCAAGCAGCCGAGGAGCAAATCGCCCGCGAGATGGAAGAATATAACGCCGCCTCCGTTGGCATGTCGGTCAAGGATTGCAGAATTATGGACGCGCTGGGCTGGCCGGCTCCTGCGGATTGGCCTGAAGTAGACATAACAGGCGACGAAGATGCTTAAAATAAACTCACAAAACAAAACCGCCGACGAAACTTTTAACGCCCTACTTTCTACTCAACCCAACCGGTCGATGCTTGCTGCCATCAAGCATGTGCAGCGTATTATCCCCTGGGTCAAGCGCCAGATTGACAATGATAACCTCTTCGCCCCCTGGCAATCGGCGCTCCTGTATTGCCTTGCTATTCAGTACAATCGCCGAGGCGGGGCAATCTTGGAGATTGGCACAGCGCAGGGCTACTCAGCGGCTATCATGGCCGAGGCGGCCACCGAAGCCCGGCTAACAACACTCAACCCCAAGGATAGCGAGTGGACAAAAGCCCGCGAGAACTTGCAGGACTGGCGAAATGCAACCGTTCTAAAAGTAAAATCCTGGGATTATTTCGACCAGTCCGATCAGCACTATGACCTGATTTTCGTTGACGGCGATCACGGCCAGGTTGAGCGGGATTTGGTTTTTTGGGAGCGCGTCAAACCGGGCGGCCTGTTCCTGTTTCACGACTACGCGGCCGAAGGTTCGGCCCGGCCCTGCCAGCCGGTTTACGAGGCGGTTAATGGTTTTGCTGCGCGACTGGGGCGGGAGCCGGATGTGTTAGTCGTCGATGACCGAGGCGTGGGTATCGCCGGATTTTACAAGGAGCGAGAATGACGGTTCGTTATTACCTTGCACCCTACCAAGAAATCATCATCGAGGAGCGACCGGGAAACCAGGCTGCCTCTCGTTGTCTGGTGCATATTCGCTCAACTGAGTTGGCGGCCTACCAGGTCACGGTTAAAGCGCCGGGTCTCGATTGGTGCATAACGGCCGTTGATGCGCTCCTGGCAACTCATACGGTTATCCAATCCGACCCGACCATCAGCCTCATTCCCTTCATTGACGCCGGCGGCGATTACCTGCCCCTGTCGGCTACCGTCTCCCAGGTGCGCTCTGTGTCCAGGACGGCCATAGGTACGGTGCTGGAAGGCCAGGGAGTACCAACGGACTGGATCACTGGTGCAACAACGCTACGGGCGGTGTTGATTCAAACCATCCGACAACTGGAAATTGCCCAGCGCCTCGGAGACGATTTCCCAAATATCGACCTAGACCTGACCGTAGGCGACATCCCGGCCGCACAAAGAGGACGAATCATAAACTGGATGGACGCAAATAATATCGACCGGAGTGACATAACGAGTTCTACAACCGTCCGGCAGATACTCCGCCGGCTGGTGCAACGCTATGGCTGGCGGGTGGCAATGCCGCGTATGCTGGCCTGGTCGGAGGCTAGAGAATAATGGCATCCGTATCCGATGATTTCAACAGAGGTGATGAGGCTCTGGGCGACAGCGCCGATTGGGTCGTGGTTTGGGAAGATGATGACGCCTTTGTGGTCGATGATAACGAGGTGCAATACGAAACCGACATTGGCGGGCCGCCCAACAATTACCCTCTGTCCCGATGGGACGGCACGGCCATGGATTCTGACGATTACGACATCACCGCCGATGTACAGTCAACGTCGTCATCTATCGGCGTAGGTGTAGCTGGCCGAATTCCCGAGAGTGGCACCGGTACGGCCAACGCCGACGGTTACTTTGGCGGCCTATTTGGTAGTGACTCTTATTATATTATCGAGCTAGAGAACGCCGGAAACACAACCGAGAATATCCTGGCCTCCGGCGGGTCTCCGGGTGCAAGTGTGCATGAGGTGCGCTTGAATGTCAACGGTTCAGACCTCGATCTATATGTTGACGGTGGAGGCTCGCCAACGCTCTCTACATCCGACGCCTCCTGGGGTGCCGGCGGCGTCGGTATTTGGTGGGGGTCGTTTGCCAACGATGCCTCCGGTACAATAGGTAGCCTGGATGACTGGTCGGCGGCAGACCTGGCGGCGGGTAGCCCATCGAGCAGTGTCAGCCCGTCGGTTTCACCGAGCGCCAGTGTCTCGCCCTCTGCTTCTGCTTCGCCGTCTGTTAGTCCATCAGCATCGGTCAGCCCGTCTGCTTCAGTCTCGCCTTCAGTCTCACCTTCCGCCAGTGTTTCGCCTTCAGTGTCCCCCTCAGCGTCTGTCAGTCCGTCGGCCTCAGTATCGCCCAGTGCATCGGTCAGTCCCAGCGTCTCGCCCAGTGCATCGGTTAGCCCGTCTACATCGGTGTCCCCTTCGGTGTCTCCCTCGGCCAGTGTTAGCCCTTCAGTTTCGCCCTCGGCCAGTGTCTCGCCTTCGGTTAGCCCGTCTGCGTCAGTCTCGCCGAGTGCCAGCGAAAGCCCCAGCGTCAGTCCCTCGGCCAGTGTCTCGCCTTCGGTCAGTCCCAGCGTGTCTCCCTCGGCCAGCGTCAGCCCGTCCGCATCTGTTAGTCCGAGCGTCTCTCCAAGTGCAAGTGAAAGCCCCTCGGTTAGCCCTTCCGTGTCGCCGTCAGCAAGCGAAAGTCCATCGGCCAGTGTCAGTCCTTCGGTTAGCCCATCGACCTCGGTCAGTCCGTCGGTTTCTCCATCTGTTTCGCCTTCGGCGTCCGTGTCGCCGTCTGTTTCACCCTCGGCGTCTATCAGTCCGTCGGCCTCAGTTTCACCGAGTGTCAGCCCTTCGGCCAGCGTTTCTCCATCTGTGTCGCCTTCGGCCTCGGTGTCGCCTAGCGCGTCGGTCAGCCCCAGTGTCTCACCTAGCGCGTCAGTTAGCCCATCCGCCTCGGTCTCGCCGTCGGTCTCGCCATCGGCTAGTGTTTCACCATCGGCCAGTGAAAGCCCATCGACCTCACCGTCGGCGTCAATTTCACCTTCGAGCAGCGAAAGTCCTAGCCAGTCCCCGTCGGCATCAATTAGCCCCAGCGCCTCAGTTAGCCCATCGCCGGCCCCGGCTGGCGCTGCCGTGCCGATACTTTCAGCAAACGGAATTCATTCTCTCTTATTCGGGAGGCAGGTCTTAAATGGCTAAAGTTTCAGTTATCATCCCGGCTCGTAATGAGCAATTCTTAGCAAAAACGGTTGGCGATCTTTTCAATAAGGCCGCCGGAGATATAGAGGTGGTTGTGACCCTTGACGGTTACTGGCCCGATCCGCCGCTTGCCGACCGGGACAATCTGACCCTAATTCACCGGGGCCAAGCGATGGGCATGAGGGCCGGTCTCAACGCCGCCGCTGCCGTGGCGACGGGCAAATACCTGCTCAAGTTGGACGCGCATTGTATGTTCGCCGAAGGCTTTGACGAGGCTCTTAAGGCCGATTGTGAGCCGGACTGGTTGGTTATTCCGCGCCGGGTCAGCCTGGACGCGGAGGAGTGGGCCATCGCCAACACCGGCAAATCGCCGGTTGACTATGAATATCTCTCTTATCCTGACCCGCCGGAGAAGGGGATTCACGGTGCAGTTTGGAGAGATCGGGCCAGAAGTCGGCTCGGTACCGAGATTGACGAAAACTTGAGTTTTCAGGGGTCGTGTTGGTTTATGCGCCGTGATTACTACTGGGACCGCATCGGTGGCATGAGCGAGGAAGGATACGGCACCTTCATTCAAGAGCCGCAGGAGTTGGGCCTTAAGGTCTGGTTGGGTGGCGGCAAAATCGTGACCAATAAAAAGACTTGGTACGCGCATCTCCACAAAGGCAAGCGTTACGGACGCGGTTATTATCTGAGCAAGCGAGAATGCATAACCGGCAATGTCTACTCAACGGATTTTTGGATGAACAACCGCTGGCCTGAGCGGGTGCATGATATGGATTGGCTTATAGAGCGCTTTTGGCCGGTTCCGACCTGGCCCGCCGACTGGCAATCATTATGGAAAGGTGGCGAATGGATACACTCGATTACATCTTAACTAAATTCAATCTGAGAGCCGACACCCGTCGGTTCCCGATTGAGATACCCAACATCGGCCGTGACGGCTTGGCCGAATTGTTCGCGGAACTTGGTTTCCGGGTCGGGGTCGAACTAGGGGTTGAGCGGGGGCTGTATTCCGAGGTGCTGTGCAAGGCTAACCCGGATGTACTTCTTTACGCAGTCGATAGCTGGCTTCACTATGAGGGCTATCGGGATCACGTCGATCAGAATAAATTCGATAGTTTTTACGCCGCCGCCGTAGAGCGCATGGGCCCCTACAATTGCAAACTAGTGCGCAAATTCGGAGCAGAGGCCGCCAAAGATCGTCTGACAGGTTCACTTGATTTCGTCTATATCGACGCCAACCATTCCCTGCCTTACGTCATCGACGACATTATGACCTGGCTGCCGAAGATAAGACCGGGCGGCATCATCAGCGGTCACGACTACCGCAAGACAAAGAACAATTTCGAGCTTCACGTGGTGCAGGCGGTCAATGCCTATACCGACGCTTACAAGGTGCGGCCCTGGTTCGTCCTGGGTCGGAAAAATATGATTGAAGGCGAAATTAGAGACACGCACAGATCATGGATGTGGGTTGTATAAATGGAGGTAGTGATAATGAACGACAATATCGACCGACTAATAGGTAACATCAAAGTGAGCATCAAAACAATTATTCGCCCTCCCCTCGGCCGGGCCATAGGGTTTGTTGACAAAAACGGAGCGGAAATAAAAGAAGGTCAAAAGGCCAAGATCATAGATTCGCACGGTAAAGTATGGCTTGGAATTATCAGGATTTTAAGAGAAGTGCGGTTTAGGGATGGCGCTCGCAGGGCAGAAGGTAGCCCATTTCTCTCCGACTACTCTTTAGAGGATGTTATCGAGAATATTACATACTTTGTTTTTACGTCCAAATACGATATGCGGATATGCGATCAAGGGCAAGCATCCACCCTGGAGATAATCTAGCAAAATGGATTTGTCTATTCTAATCCCGGCTAGAAATGAGATGTTTCTGGCCCGCACAATTGAAGATATTTTAGAACATATCGAAGGCGATACCGAGATCATCGCCGTTTGTGATGGCGCTTGGCCCGATCCGCCGATATCCGATCACCCCCGCATCCATCTCATCTATCACAGCAAATCTATCGGCCAGCGGGCGGCGACCAACGAAGCGGCGCGGATGGCGGCGGGCAAATTCATTATGAAGGCCGACGCTCATTGCTCATTCGCTCAGGGCTTCGACGTGAAACTGATGGCTGATTGTGAGCCGGACTGGATTGTCGTACCTCAGATGCGAAATCTGCACGCCTTTGATTGGCGGTGTAGCGAGTGCGGAAACCGAACCTATCAAGGCCCGCAACCGGAACGCTGTCAGAAATGCGAGGTCGCCGATGGCTTTGATATGATCGAAGTTTGGAAACCTCGCGCCCACACCCGCAATTCATTCATGCGCTTCGATTCCGATCTTCGCTTCGGCTACTGGAAAGCCTACAAGAAACGACTAGAGGCGCGGGGCGACCTGGCTCCAACTATGTCGTGCTTGGGTGCCTGCTGGTTAATGCGAAAATCTCTCTATTGGAAGCTTGGCGGCTTAGATGAGGGCCACGGTTCATGGGGCCAGATGGGAACCGAAATCGCTTGTAAAGCCTGGCTTTCAGGGGGGGCGCTGATGGTCAATAAAAAGACCTGGTTCGCTCATATGTTCCGCACCCAGAACGGCTTCAGTTTTCCTTACCCGAATCCGGGCGCGAAAAAAGCGCGGGCATATTCTAAGTGGCTCTGGGAGGGCGATAACTGGCCTGGTGCGGTGCATCCGTTGCCGTGGCTGGTTGACAAGTTCCGCCCGATTCCGGGCTGGCCTCTCAGTCAGGGGCTGGTGTACTACACCGACAATCACGCCGACGAAACGATCACAGACGCGGCCCGTAGGCAGATTAAGCGGGCCGCCGCAGATCGTCAGATTGTCTCTGTGTCGTTGCGACCCGTTGAGCTTGGGGAAAATATCACGCTTGATTATGAGCGTGGCGCTCTGACGATGTTTAAGCAGATTTTGGCCGGGCTTGAGACCAGCACGGCCGATGTAATTTTCCTGGTCGAGCATGACGTTCTCTACCATCCCAGCCATTTCGATTTCGAGCCGGAGAAGGAAGACGTGTTTTACTACAATCAGAACACCTGGAAAGTGGACGCGGCGACGGGCCGGGCGCTCTTTTACTACGCCAACCAGACCAGTGGCCTCTGTGCCTACCGGCCCTTGCTGCTGGAACACTACCGCAAACGGGTCAAGATGGTCGAGCGCCACGGCTTCAGTCGGCGCATGGGCTTTGAGCCGGGCACCCACAAACGCAAAGAGCGAGTAGACAATTACACGTCGGACACCTGGATGTCGGAGCATCCAAATATTGACATCCGCCACGGTCGCAACCTGACCGCCAGCCGCTGGAGCAAAGAGGAGTTTCGCAATCAGAAGCACTGCGAGGGCTGGACGGAGGCTGATGAGGTGCCGGGCTGGGGCAGGACTAGAGGCCGCTTTAATGAGTTCTTACAGGAGGTGACGGGTGAAGCAATGTCAACAATGTCGCTGGTTTGACAAGGTGCATACCTCACTATCTGAAGTACCAGGCAATTACGGCTATTGTCGCAAGCACAAACCCGTTATCTATGCCGCCAACGACAGGTATTACGGCGGCTGGCCCCTGGTTGATATTAACGACTTTTGCGGCGAGTTCAGACAAAACGAAATGGAGGTGGATAATGGGTTGCCCCGCTGAGTGTGTAATTGGTGACGATCTGGTTTTTACTGTCACAACCCATGATCCCGATACCGGCATCTTGACCGATGCCGATGGTGCGCCGACTTATCGGGTGTATGAGGATGAGACGGGGGCGGCCATCCTAAACGGTAGCATGGCGATACTGGACAATGCTAACACGACCGGGTTTTATTCCGAATTGATCGCCTGCACCGCCGCCAACGGCTTTGAGGACGGGCTGACATATAGCATCTATATTGAGGCCACGGTGGACGCCGACACCGGCGGCATCAGCTTCGGTTTCAAGGCCAAAGACCCGCCCGCAACCCAGGCCCAGGTTGACCGCAACGGCGCACTGTCAGAGAGCAGATTCGGCTTCCACACCTGGCAAGGTAATCTGTATTATGTCGATCCGATCAACGGCGATACCTTCGCCAACGGCAACCGGGGCGGACGTAGCGACCCACTCGATAGCGTCCAGGACTGTCATGACAACCTGACTACAGACTCCAACCACGATGTGATTATCCTGGTCGCCGGAGACGCGGGCAGCCCGACGACGATGACCGAAGATGTGACACTGAGCAACCGTTACCTGTTCATTCGCGGGCCGGGCCGTGATTTCATCTGGACGCGCTCTGGTAATGGCGACACGATCAGCATAACCGCTGACGGAGTGTCCCTAAGCGGCTTCCAACTAAATACAGCCAACACGGGCAGCGGTAACGGTATTCAAATAACCGATGCCGATTTTGTAGTCGTGCGAAACGTTTGGGTCAACGCCACACGGGGTGACGGCATTAATATTTTACGCGGCGACAATTGCCAGATTGTTGATAACACCTTCACCGACACCGGGCAAAGTGGAGCCGGCCAGGCTATCCATATTATAGGTACGGCTGGATCATCTAATAATAATGTTGTTCGGAAAAATCTCTTCAGAGATGCCGCCGGTGATACTATCCTGGTCGAGCAGGGGACTACAAACAACACCACGATTCAGGGTAACACCATCGAAGGCTCATCCGGCTGGGGTGTCAACATAGGCGCGTCGTCTACCGATGCCGTTATCACCGATAACCGCTTTGCCAACAACAGTTCCGGGGCCATCACTGACGCGGGCACAACCACTGTTCAGTTAAATAACGAACAGTGGGCCATGCACTCAATAGCGACCGAAGCTAGGCTGGCGGAGCTTGACGCGGCTAACTTGCCGGCTGACGTAGATGCTGCTCTGGCCGATACAAACGAACTTCAAACCGACTGGACGGACGGGGGCCGGCTCGATCTGATCCTGGATGCCAGGGCCGACCAGACCACCGCCGAAGACATCGAGACAGATACTCAAGACATTCAGAGCAGAATACCAGCCGCCCTCGTCTCCGGCAGAATGTCATCCGATGCCGTGGCTATTTCCGGCTCGACCGATGCCGCTGACAAGCTGGAAGCGTCAGCCGAAACAATTGTCATCTTTACGGTTGAGGCCGGGACGCTAAGTACAACACAATGTACAACTAACTTGACCGAGGCAACCACCGATCATTACCAAGACCGGGTCATCGTTTGGGCAACCGGAGTACTAGCAGAACAGGCGACTGATATAACCGCCTATAGTGGCACGGGCGGCTTACTGACCTACACCGCCACCACTGAAGCGCCCAGCGCCGGAGACGTAGGAGTGATTACATAACATGGCTCTTAGCGGATCACAGACGACACAAATGAGTGTGATGGCCCTGCCCGGCCCGGCACGAGCCTTTACAGCCAAGACGCCCAGTCAGATCGTATTCAGTCTTGGCGGCGACATTCGAGCAGTCGAAACCCTGATTCCGCAACTCGTCGCAGTGGAGGCGCTGGTGCCCGAGCCGAGGGCGGCCGAGACGCTGACGCCGAAGATAGTCGCAATCGAGGAATTATAATATGAATGTTTTGAGAGTTTTGGTTGAAAATATCACCGAGATCGTGGCCGCCGGCTATACCGTTATTAGGGTCTATACCGACACCTCAGAGACCGGCACCTTCACCACCTTGGACGGTACCGTCACCCTGGTCGCCGGTACCGAATCATACTTGCACACCGACCTGGCCGGCACCTCCGCCACCTGGTACAAAACGGCCTACTTTGGCGCTGTGCCGGGCGAAGGCACCAAGGCGGCCGCCCGGCGGGGCGAATCGTCGGCTGCCTATGCTACGGTTGACGAACTGCGGCAGCAGGTTCAAAAATCCGGCCTGACCGATGACGTTGAACTGGCCCTGATCTTAGATGCCGTCTCCGATTCCATTGACAAGTATTGCAATCGCCCGGACGGTTTCGTGTCAGATATAACCGCCTCCGCCCGCACCTATGCCGGTGACGGGGGCGTGGTGCATTGGATGGACGAGTGTACGGCAATCACGCTGGTTGAGGTCAAAGATTCGGCCTCAGATACAACTTACACGGCCTGGGCTGCCGCCGACTGGATAGCCGCCACCGGCGACCCGACGTTTCCAGACTTCAACCGCACCCCGTACCAGTTTTTGATCGTGTCTGCCGTTGGTGATTATGACACCTTCACCAGCGGGCAATATACGGGCGGGCGCGGGTTCCGCCCGGCTTCAATTGGTCGCGCTGTGCCTACGGTGCGGATTACGGCAAACTGGGGCTACTCGGCCACGGTGCCGCCGGTCATCAAGCAGGCTTGCATAGCCCAGACCGCCATGTGGTACAAGCGCGGTCAATCGGCCTGGGCCACCGATGCCGGGGGCGCGGCCGCTGGACGGCTCAGTTTCCGGCGGGACGTACAGGTACTCCAGGATCCGGACGTGAGGCTGATGCTTGATGGCTCGATGCTCAAAAAGCCGTCGATTGGGCGGAGGTTCTAGTGGACAATTGGCCCGATTGGATGGTCAAACTAGGCCGCCGACTTTTGACTTTATCGCCAGGACGATATAGAATTATACTAACACTTGGCGAGAGAGAAGCCGAGCGTAGAGCCGACTGGACGGTTGAAGAGGTCGGCAAGGTGGAGAAGCCGGAATGACCTGGAAGGATGACCAGGAACTAATAAATAACGAAATAACCAACGCCAGGAACTAAACCGACGGCGCGAGGACCACCGACACACCGCGCCTTAAAGCGAGAAGACACACGGCGACTGAGGTAATCCCTCACGTCGCCGTTTTTTGTTTACATATAATTTGGGTCACCTTTCCCGCAAGGGATTCACCGCCCGGCAAGGATGGACAAACGTCCGCCTTGGCCGGGCGTTTTGCATTTGCAGGTATAAAAATGACAGTCACCGTTTTCGGCCTTGACAGAATAATACGCGGCTTAACCAACATCGTCAGCACGACCGAGCGCGAAACCGACAGATCACTTGATCGGATCATTGACCATGTGGTTCCGGCAGTTCAAAACCATACCCCGGTCGGCGCAACCGGCAACCTGAAAGCAGCAGTCGAGGGCCACAAAGAGACGCTGGGCGGTGACCGGGCGGCCATCATTGACACCGGCGACCTGCCCGGCGTTATCACCGCCTCGGTTGAAGGCGGGGCGCGGGCGCACTGGCCGCCGTGGGGACAGGGGTCGTCGCTCAAGCGATGGGCCGACCATAAGGGCATCCCGGTCTTTTTGGTGGCTCGCGCCATTTCTGAGCGGGGCACGATCAAACGCTTTGACTACGGCGGCGCAGAGATGTTCCGGCGCGGCCTGGACGATAGCCGGGCCTTTATCGACGCTGAGGCCACGCGCCTGGGCAAGAACATAACGGCGGAGATGTTTGTCTAATGGCGATAACTCTGGCGCAAATGAACTCGGCAATCGAGTCGACCCTGGCGACGGCAACTGGCCTAACCTTCACTCAGGATTTTGACGAACTGAGCGAGGGTATAAACGATACTCCGCTACTGCAAGTGTACTGGGAAGACACCAATACCGACCCCGCCTCCGGCACATCCATGACCAGCTTTGCGGGTAGGGTACGTCAAACATCCCTGACCTTTTTTGGCGATCTCTACGCCCGCCAACGCTCCCACATGGCCGAGGACATGGCCGCCCTGTATCCGCTAATTGACGCCATTCAGGTTGTACTCGAAGCGCAGGACACTGCGCCCTATTTTGGACTGGATGGTATCAAGGCCCTCGAGTCATGGTCAGCCCGGCGCATCGTTTTTGAGGACGGCGGCTCTCGCTACGTTGGGGGCAGATTCATTATCAAGTTGAGGGTGTTCTGATGACCACTTATTACGCCGAAAGGGACTTATCTAAAAACAATAAAGAAGTTGTTTTCGCGGGCAGCAAGACCCGCTTGGAGTGGCTGGGCGAAGCCGACCAGCAAACGCTGGTCAACATCGGGGCCGTGCGGATCGTCGCCTCACCGCCGCTCGAAACACTTGCAGGCTGGAAAACACGGGGGAGCCGTTTGGCCGCCGGGGGTATTCGGACGATAGAAGAGTTTTTGGGGGCTACCGATGAAAAGATAAGCAAGCTAATGAAGGTCAAACCAGTCACCGTCAAAAAATGGCGGCGGCAACTTTTAGCCTGGCAAAGCCAACCGGCCGCCGGGCGCAAAGGAAAATGATGCAAATAACATTCTTGGGCCAAGAATTAGGAGGTACTAATCATGGCACAAACAGTTGATGCTTTTAGCGCATGCGATGTCACTCTTGCAATTGATAACAATTTGGGCAATTTGGTTCAGATCGAGGGAAGTACGAACGAGGCCAGTCTCGCAATGACCAGGCAAGTCGGGGAGGCTCAAACGTTCGAAGGAGAATGGAGTATCAAGAAGGGCTGCAAAAAGTCGGTCAGTGTTTCGCTGAGCGGCCTCTTTTCGCGCATAGATGCCGAGTCGATGAACATTATGAAAGACTGGTTTTTCAACTCTTCCGGTACTTCCCGCTCCATACAGATCGACGTCCCAGATAGCGCGGTCGGCTCTGACCGCTACACTGGCGAGATGATTATTGAAAACTTAAACCTTCCTTTGAGCGCGAACGACGCGACCCCCATCGCCTGGAGTGCCGCGCTGTCAAACGACGGTGCGTTCAGCGTTGCCACAATCACCAGTTAGGAGGAACAATGACAGACGAGAAAGCCCCCAAAGCAACCGAAGTCGAAGCCGTATTTACCGAAGAAACCGACGACGGCGTGACCGCCTCGTTTCCGGCGCTCAACGGCAGCAAGCCCTTTGTTATTAAATTGCAAAACATGACCTGGGGCTTGCTGGAAGACATGGAGCGCATTCAAGACCTTGAAGCCCAAAAAGACGAGGGGGCCAAATCTGAAGCGGCCTCTCTGCTTTTGGGCTTCTGGCGCGAATACGTTGTCGGCGGCCCTCGTGCTGTGCCCATCAAGCACACCGGCACCGTTTTCAAGGCTATCTTTGGTTACATGAAACATGTGACCGGGGACCAGGTTGCGGAAAAAAACTGAGGCCGCCGCCAACTGAAACAGAGCGGCTATGGGGCTTCTTGATGACCAAAGGCGGCGGCAAGCTAAAACCGCCAATAGCCTATACCTCTTTTGTTTTGTGTCGGGACATTTACCATTGCCGGCCATCTCAGTTGCGGCGGGAATCGTTGCGGGTAGTACTGCGACACATGAAGTATAGCGGCATCGAGAACGATGTTCGCAAGCACAATGACCGGAGCCAAACAAATGGCGGGCAAGCAGCCGTAAACAAAGCGCTAAGGGCCAACAAATAAATGGCTGACGAACAGGTCAGGATTGTCGTAAAAGTTGAAGGCGATACCACCGGGGCCGGGAAAGTCAAAACGGCCATGGCCGGCCTCGGCTCTACGGCGGCGTCTATCGCTACCGGCGGCCTGGCCCTGGCTGCCGGGGCCATCGCCGGGGTTGGCGTGGCGGCGGTTGCTGCTGGCCGGGAACTGTTCAACATGTCCTCCGATATAGACCAGGCATCAAATATGTTGGCCGCCAGCCTCGGTATACCGAAGGAAGCGGCCGAGGAGTTTGAGGGTGTCATGAAAGGCGTTTTCGCCAACAACTTCGGCGAATCGTTTGAAGACATCGGCCAGTCTGTAAATGAGGTAGTCACGCAGTTGGGGCGTCTGCCGGACGCCGAATTGCAAGCCGTGACCGAGGGGGCGCTGGCCCTGCGCGATGCTTTCGATCTGGATGTAAACGAATCTATCCAGGCCGTGGACGCGCTCATGGAAAACTTCGGCTTGACCAGCACGGAAGCAATGGATTTCGTGGCGGCCGGGATGCAAAAAGGATTGAATGCCTCCGGCGACCTGGTTGACTCCATCACCGAATACTCAACTCAGTTTGCATCCGGCGGAGCCGATGCCGAGCAGTTTTTTAGCCTGCTCGATAGCGGACTTCAGCAAGGCATGTTAGGCACGGACAAGGCGGCCGATCTGTTCAAGGAATTCCGGCTAAAAATAACGGACGGCAGCGAGGACGTGGCGGCGGCGCTGGAAGAGGTAGGAATTTCTGGCGATGAGTTCGTTCAGAGTATCGTCTCCGGGAATGTTGACGTTGCGGACGCCTGGACGATGGTTCAGGACGCACTGAAAGAAACCTCGAAGACCCAGGACGTGACCGCCCTCGGCGCAAGAATAATGGGCACTCAATTCGAAGATATGGGCACTGATGCCGCCCTCGCCATCGACCTGACCACCTCAAAACTATCCGACATGAGCGGGGCCACTGACGCCCTCAACCAGCAATATGCTAACTTCGGCTCACTGTTTGAAGGTGTCAAGCGTCAGGCACTAACGGCCCTGGAGCCGATAGGCGGCGCATTACTCAAGGTTGCCCAAGACATCATGCCCCAGGTGACGGCCTTTATTGACGAGAAAATTATCCCGGCCCTGGCCCTGTTCGCCGAATGGCTGGGCGAAAAGATACCGGCCGCTTTTGCGATTGTCCAGTCAGTAGCCGGGAATTTCATGTCTGGCCTGGGCGAACTCCTGGCCGTATTCACCGGGGTCGGTGCAGAAATGTTTGATACCCTGGACGCGGTTAGGGAGATCGGCTTTGCCTTCGGGCTGACCTCCGAGCAAGTCGATCAGATGGAGGCCGTCATCCGTTCAGTTGGCGACGGCTTCCGGGCGTTCTTTGATGTCGTCAGCCCCATCGTGGCCCAAATCGTTGATTTCGTGACCGAGTTCGTTTCCTGGAAAGACATCTTAATCGTAGTCGGCGGCGTCATCGCCGCCACCGTCATCCCGGCCCTGGTCTCCCTGGCGGCTACCATCGCCCCGGTTGTGTTGGCCGTGGCCGCCGTCATCGCCATCGTCGCCACCCTGCGCAACGCCTGGGAGTCTGACTGGGCCGGCATACGAACCACCTTCACCGCCGCCTGGGGCGTCATCGAGCCGGTGCTGGCTGAAATTGGCTCACTGTTTGGCGAAATCTTCACCGAGATTGGGGCGATTTTTAAGGACTTGGGGGCCGCCTTTGGAGACGGAAAAGGTCCGGCTATTGACTGGGGCAAGGTCATCAAGGGCGTTGCGTCTTTTGTGATAAAGATTGTGCGGGGCTTGGCCGCCGTTCTCAAGAAGGCACTTGAAGGTATTCGCAAATTCTGGGACAAGCACGGTAAGGCCATCGTTAAAATCGTCAAAGCCTTTGTTAAAATCGTAAAGAAGCAAATCGACACAGTAATGAAGGTTATTCATGGCATTATCACCGTTTTCTTAAAGCTCATCAAAGGCGACTGGAAAGGTGCCTGGCAGACGATTCAAAAAACGGCGGCCGAGGTTTGGGAGAACATAAAAACTATTCTGCGGCAGTTCATTAAGATTTTTACCGCGGCCTGGGAAGCCTGGCTCAAGAATATTCTCAAGGCGTTTCTGGAGTGGGTCAGAGATACTATCGCTGCGCTTGACAGGTGGGCTAAAGACCTGATTTCTATTGTCACTAAGGGTCTCGCTGATGCGGCGAAAGTTGTTATCAAATGGGTCGCTGATACGGCGGCTAGTTTTACCAAATGGGCTACAGACATAATTACCACCATCACCAAGTGGGCCACAGACCTACCCGCTAAAATCACTAAAGGTCTCGCTGATGCGGCGAAAGTTATTGTCAAATGGGTCGCTGACACGGCGGCTAGTTTTACCAAATGGGCCGCTGACGTAATAGCCACCATCACCAAGTGGGCCACAGACCTACCCGCTAAAATCACTAAGGGTCTCGCTGATGCGGCGAAAGTTATTGTCAAATGGGTCGCTGACACGGCGGCTAGTTTTACCAAATGGGCTACAGACATAATTACCACCATCACCAAGTGGGCCACAGACCTACCCGCTAAAATCAC